ATGAGCAAAAAGTATCTGTACTACTTCAGCGAAGGCAATGAAGCTTTCGGCGGTGACAAGGTCACCATGAAGAACACGCTGGGCGGCAAGGGTGCCGGTCTGGCCGAGATGACCGCAGCCGGTATGCCGGTGCCGCAGGGCTTCACCATCACTACCGATGCCTGCACCCAGTATTACGCAGACGGCCGTCAGATCAATGACGAAATCACTGCTGACATCTTTGAGCACCTCAAGGGCTTGGAGAAGATCACCGGCAAGAAGTTCGGCGACAACACCAACCCCCTGCTGGTCTCCGTCCGTTCCGGCGCACGTCAGTCCATGCCCGGTATGATGGACACCATCCTGAACCTGGGCCTGAACGACGAGGCTGTTGAGGGTCTGGCTAAAAAGACCGGCAACACCCGCTTTGCATACGACTGCTACCGCCGCTTCGTGCAGATGTTCGCCGATGTCGTTATGATGGTCCCGAAGAGCCTGTTCGAGGTCGAGATCGACAAGATGAAGGAAGCCAAGGGCGTCAAGAACGACGTGGACCTGACTGCTGACGACCTGAAGGAACTGGTCGGCACCTTCAAGAAGATCTACGAGGAGAACGAAGGCCGTCCCTTCCCGCAGGACCCCCGCGATCAGCTGATCGAGGCTGTCAAGGCCGTGTTCCGCAGCTGGGATAACCCCCGTGCAAACGTCTACCGTAAGATGAACGAGATCCCCTACGAGTGGGGCACCGCTGTCAACGTGCAGCAGATGGCCTTTGGTAACTCCGGCGACCGTTCCGGCACCGGCGTTGCTTTCACCCGTGACCCCGCCACCGGCGCTAAGAAGCTGATGGGCGAGTACCTGATCAATGCACAGGGCGAGGACGTTGTTGCCGGCGTGCGCACTCCTTCTCCCATCAGCCACCTGAAGGATCAGATGCCTGAGGTGTACGATCAGTTCGTCGAGATCGCTACCCGTCTGGAGAACTACTTCCGCGATATGCAGGATATGGAGTTCACCATCGAGGATGGCCACCTGTATATGCTGCAGACCCGTAACGGCAAGCGTACCGCACAGGCTGCTCTGCAGATCGCCTGCGATCTGGTGGACGAGGGCATGATCACCGAGCAGGAGGCTGTCCTGCGCGTGGAGCCCAAGCAGCTGGATACCCTGCTGCATCCCCAGTTCGACGCTGCTGCCCTGAAGGCTGCAGAGGTCGTCGGCAAGGGCCTGGCAGCTTCTCCCGGTTCTGCCTGCGGCCAGATCGTCTTTACTGCTGAAGAGGCAGAGGAGATGGTCAAGTCCGGCAAGATGAAGAAGGTCGTTCTGGTGCGTCTGGAGACCAGCCCCGAGGATATCGTGGGTATGCAGGTCTCTCAGGGCATCCTGACCGTCCGCGGCGGTATGACCAGCCACGCAGCCGTTGTTGCCCGTGGTATGGGCACCTGCTGTGTCTCCGGCTGCGGCAACGACAACGAGGTCAAGATCGATGAGGAGGCAAAGACCTTCGAGATCAACGGCCATAAGTTCGTCGAGGGCGACTGGATCTCCATCGACGGCTCCACCGGCAACATCTACGGCGAGCAGGTCGCTACCGTGGCCGCTACCGGCAACAAGAACTTCAACCGCTTCATGGGCTGGGCAGACGCAGCACGTCAGCTGCTGGTCATGACCAACGCTGATAACCCGCGTGACGCACAGCAGGCAGTGGATCTGGGTGCTGAGGGCATCGGCCTGTGCCGTACCGAGCACATGTTCTTCGCTGAGGACCGCATCAAGGCTGTCCGCGAGATGATCTGCGCACGCACCGTGGAAGAGCGCGAGGCTGCTCTGGCCAAGGTCGAGCCGTTCCAGCAGGGCGACTTCGAGGCCATGTACCGCATCATGGGTGAGCGCCCGATGACCATCCGTTATCTGGACCCGCCCCTGCACGAGTTCCTGCCCACCAAGGACGAGGACATCAAGGAACTGGCTGCCGACATGGGCATGACCTACGAAGACCTGAAGAACGTGGTTGCTTCTCTGCACGAGTTCAACCCCATGATGGGTCACCGTGGCTGCCGTCTGGCTGTTACCTACCCCGAGATCGCTGCTATGCAGACCCGCGCTGTGATCAAGGCTGCCCTGAACGTCTCTGCTGAGACCGGTCATGTGATCACTCCGCACATCATGATCCCGCTGGTCGGCGAGGTCAAGGAGCTGAAGTTCGTCAAGGACGTTGTCGTCAAGGTTGCTGACGAGCTGATCGCTGCTGCCGGCGTTGACATGAAGTATCAGGTCGGTACCATGATCGAGATCCCCCGCGCAGCCCTGACTGCCGGCGAGATCGCCAAGGAGGCTGAGTTCTTCAGCTTCGGCACCAACGACCTGACCCAGATGACCTTCGGCTTCAGCCGTGATGACGCTGCCAAGTTCCTGGGCGCATACTACGAGAACAAGATCTACGAGAGCGATCCGTTCCAGCATCTGGATCAGGTCGGCGTCGGCAAGCTGGTCAAGATGGCTGCCCACGACGGTCGTGAGACCCGCCCCGATCTGGGTCTGGGCATCTGCGGCGAGCACGGCGGCGACCCCACGAGCGTGGAGTTCTGCCACAACGTTGGTCTGGATTACGTCAGCTGCTCTCCCTTCCGTGTGCCTATCGCCCGTCTGGCTGCTGCTCAGGCTGCTATCAAAAATCCCAGAAAGTAAGATTGTTGCATGAAGATGCACTAATCGTGCAAAACATGGGAAGATAAGCGTATGATAAACCTCCCCGGTGAAACTGAACGGTTTTGCCGGGGAGGTTTTTGGTTGAGTGCTTGAGCGATTCACAACCACCAGCTAAGCTGGTGGAGTAAAAATGCTTTAGCTATAAGATTCGAGAGAAGCGAGATGACAAAGAAGTTGTCATCTTAGAAGATGCGCTTTATGGGCATAACTCGTTAGAGCAGCATGGCAAGTAATGCAGATGAAAGACGCTTGCTCGTGGCCCCTTGCAGGGGCTTTGCTAGTATTATGCCCTTCTAGGGCTTACTCAAGCCACCGGCTTAGCCGGTGGTTTTGGCTAAGGAGAAAAAGAATTATGCCGGATAATAAAGAACATAGGGTAGACAAAGAAACAAATGTATGGCGAAAAATTGAAAAAATTTTAGGAGCACCGTCACATAGGATTGCGTGGAAGTTTGAGGAAGCTGGAAAAATTGAGGCTTTGATTGACTTTAAGAGATTTTGTATTGAAAACTGGGCGGTGGAAAAGAAAGTAGATATATCTAAATATGATAATCAAAAAATCACAGAAGATGAAATAAATCAAATAATGATAAACGCTATCAATGATGGAAAGATCGAAGAAGGAAGAGAAGAATTTAGTGTAGATAAAATACAAGATTGCATAGAAAATAGGTTGAATATAATTTTTTACGGTTGTGTAAATCCTCAAAATAATCAGCGTATCACTGTGGGGAAAAATACGCTACTAAATGTGAGAAGTATGGTTTTCTTTAATGAACTTTTAAAAAAAGATGCAAAAGCGTTAGGAAAATTGATTAGACTTTCGGAAGTTGGATTAAAAAGGGTGGCGTGGACTCCAAACGATAGACACTTTGAGGTTGACGAAGAAGGGTTCTGGGGAACTGTGGGTGAGCCGAATCCAAAAGCTGATTATTACGAAATGCTTATTGTTCAGGGGCTCCGTGCACTTGAAGAGGTCAAAAGGATTAAGGTAGATAAAAAGAAAATAGAGGAAAGAATTGCGCTATTGTACCCATGGGCGGATGATAACGAGCGCATTTATGAGTTCTCTGAGGGAATATGGCATCTTGATAATATAGAGCAAACACTTGCTAAGTTTGAAGAAGAATATCCAAGAGATGATTTACAGAATGAAGAGGTGTATAAGCGCATAGACAAAAGTATTTTGAAATGTGAGAAGGAGTTAATGCAATGTATTGAGAGACTTTATCATGTTAGAGAAAAGAAGGTAAAGCTCTAAATGTGACGAAACAATGAAAAAAGCGTAAACAAGTCCATTGACGTAACCAAGAAAAGGACTTGTTTACGCTTTTTTTGTTTGCTGGCACAAGTGAATTGTTAACAAATGGTGCTTGAGGAGATATGAAATATTGGCATATACTAGAATTTTCGGGTCGTTCAAAGTGATTTATAATAATGGCGTGGAAGACATAAAAGCGATGTCTAAAGCAAATTATTATTTATTTGGGAGGTCACAATCATGACACAGAAGAACAATGAAAACATCTACAAAGCGCTGAAGGAAGAGGAACGCACTCTGTCAGAAAAAAATTTTGTATGGATGAAAAAAGCCTTCAAAAGAAAAGAAAACTATGCAGCTCTTGGAAACATGGATGGTAAACTTGTATTTTGCGAAGGTGAATATCCTTCCTACCTTGAAGGTTTTCGGATGATTATTTTCAAGGATGGAAAGCAGATTGCCGCATACAACTGGAAAATTGAAGATGGGATTGATGATTTTCAGGGTCTTTTCAGTATGAAAACCGATAAATCTGGGAAAATCTTCTTCTGCCTTATTCTCATAGGAGATGTACCACTTATCGTTGGTCATACCGAAGATACTGAACAGGAGACTCACTACGAGCTTTTGGTTCATGCTTGGGATACAGAAACTGGATACATCTGGGTTGGTGACAACCAGGATGGTGGACTGACGAGAATTGATTACCTCATTTCTGGCAATACGACAGGTAAGCAGAACTGCATCGAGAATCTTATCGCGCAAAGCTACGTTCAGAAAACTTCTAAGGAGGAAGAAAAGCATGAATAAAGCCGAATTCAAGGAAAAACGAAAGAAATTGCTTGAGCAGCGTGTCCGGCCGACTGAAGGGACAGAAGCTGTGTCCGCATGGGATTACGATTTCAATGATTCTAATGAAGTTCTTCAGTCTGGTGAGGTTGAGCTATTAGAGAATATGACGCCGATTGTCCCTGAGGATAGACCGAAGACCGGCGAGATATTTAAGGAGAAACGGAACAAGGCACGGCATAAGTTGGATGCGCCGATACTCTCCGAACAGCTTTCGGACTATCCCAGTTCTCTCAATGTGAGAGATGCAGTACCACCAATGGTCTTGATGATGGATGACGTACCAGATGATGTGCAGAAAAGCACATTGTCTGATTCGGTAAGTCTTCCAACACCAGAACCGGCTGTCAAGAAAGTTTCTAAAGATCAGTCCCTTGTGGACTTGTCAAGGAAACTGAAAAAAGATGTCCACATTATTTCCTATGGAAATACGCTGTATTATCACAACGGATACTACTACACACAGCTTGATGCAAAGCAACTGATCAAGCTATATCGTGAGCATGTGGACTATGAGCTCAATCATGAATCCAGTCTCCACGGGTATAAGGAACTCTACGGGTGCTTTATGACGGATCCCCAAATTGAGTGTAGCGAGTCGGGGGATGGGTCGATTTATGCACCTTTAGAAAATGGTATCTTTGAACTTGTAGAGTGGAAGCTTCACCCACACAGTCCTGATCAAATAACCTTTACCTATATTAATGCAAAATACGATCCTGACGCAAAATGCCCGATATTTGAGGGCTATTTGCATCAGGTCACGGGCGGTGATCCCCAGCTGATGGAGCGATTTTGGATGGTAATCGGGTATTTGCTTATCTATCCTGCACGGGGAAAGTTTTTCATTTTCATGAAAGGCGTCGGAAATAGCGGTAAGAGCGTTCTGGGAAGCTTTATCAAACACCTGTACCCCAAAGAATCCATCAGCAATATCAAGCTCAAGCAGCTGACAAACCAATTTGGGATGGCATCCCTGGCAACTTCCGTCATCAATTTTGACATGGACATGTCCAGTTCCAAAATCAACGAGGAAGCGGCCTCCCGGCTGAAACAAATCACCGGAGGAGATTCAATGAATATTCCACGAAAATATCGCGATGATGCGTTGCTGGAAAGACGAATTAAGTTTGTCTTTTCTAGTAATCACCCGCTCTCCATTGACGGAGACGATGATGCTTTTCTGAAGCGTATCGTATATCTGCCCTTTAATTATGCAATCCCGGATAATCAGCAAGACCCGGATTTGGGAGACAAAATCTGGGCCGAGCGGGACGCCATTGTTACAAAGGCACTGTATTATGCGCGAAAGCTTGTACAATACAACTACATCTTCCCGGAGATTCCCTATGTGGACAGTGCGAAATATTCGCCTGTAAAAATGTTTGTGCAGGAGCGTTGTGATATAAGTGATATGGATGCAATGACTGCATTGGATGACTTGTACAATGCCTATCTGCACTTTTGCAAGGAGAAGAACATAGGAGTGTGCAAAGACTCGGATCTCAGAAATGCGTTGAAAGCTATGGGGTTTGAACACATACGTTCAAGATGTCCGGGCAATGACATGGTTATCCGCAGGAATGCTGTGTCAGCGTTCCGGGGTATCCGCCTTCGTCCGTAACGTCTGACTTTTCGATGATACGTTATATCTGTGAGCCGAAGCACGATCACAAGCACTACGGAGGTGTTACGATGATGGACGTTGACGAAAAGGCGATGGCTTACTGTCTGATCGAAGCTCTTTTTGCGGCAGGACTGCTGAACCTGCCTACCTATCAGAACTTCCTTCGGATGAAGCGTGAGCAGGAGGAAGAACCGCCTGCAAAGGCTTCGTAAGCAACAGAGAAAGGCTCTGGTGGAGGATTCTGCCAGAGCCTTTCTTTTTATCCGAAAAATCAAGAAAATGGAGGTAAAAAATGCGAGTAGCAGTATATGCTCGTGTCTCAACAGAGCATGAGGCGCAGATCAATGCGCTGGAAAATCAGTTGGAGTGGTATAAAATCGAATGTTCCCGGCATTCGGACTGGGAAATCGTGGAGGTCTATGTAGACCAAGGTATCACCGGAACACAAGCACAGAAGAGGCCAGAGTTTTTGCGTATGATGGAGGATGCAAGGAAAGATAAATTTGACCTTATCATTACCCGTGAGGTGAGCCGCTTTGCACGAAATACGGTGGATGCTTTGTCCTATACGCGCCAGATGAAGGCTATGGGCGTGGATGTGCTTTTTATCAATGACAGTATCAACACGGCTACCGATGATGGCGAACTCCGACTGTCGCTCATGTCTTCCATGGCACAGGATGAAAGCCGCAAAATCTCAGAACGTGTGAAGGCAGGGCAGAAAATCAGTCGGGAAAGGCACATTCTGTATGGCAACGGAAACATCTTGGGATTCCGCAGGGAGAATGGAACCTATGTTCCCGAACCGGAACAGGCTGAAACTGTAAGGTTGATTTTCCAGATGTATTCGAGTGGTAAAGTCGGCCTACAGAAAATAGTCGCAGAGTTATATCGTCTTGGACGGTTGGATGCGGGAGGTCATGTTTCGTGGGACGCTTCCAAGGTGAGTCGGGTCCTGCACAATGCAACATATAAGGGATGCATTTGCTATAATAAATCCCATAGTGACGGCTACTTGACGCAGAAGCGTATCAAAAATCTGGATGAAAGCAGCTACATCTATGTGAAAGGGGATTTTGAGCCATTGGTTTCGGAAGAAATGTGGGAGAGATGCCAGCAGATTTTGGCATCGAGATCAGCACGAGTAATCGATGAAAACGGAAAAAAGCACAAGTACATGAGAAATACGACTAAGTCGGTCTGGACGGCAAAATTGCGTTGCAGTTGCGGTGCAGGATTTATTCAGTTCAAGTGGCGTGTGAACCGGGATGGTGCTGTAATTCATGGATTTCAGTGCTACCGCCGTACACGCAGGCCGAGCATCAGCTACTTGCAGGAACATGGCCTTGATTTGAGCATCAGTTGCCAAATCAAGGCTATCAGTGAGTGGAAGCTGGACTTGATGGCGGCAAAGGTGTTTGAACATCTCACATTTGACAAGGGAAAGACAGTTAAAGAGGTCTATAAAATCCTGAGCCGCTGTATGGCAGAGGAAAAGACGGTTCGTATTTCCAGAAAGGCAATGCTGGAAAAGAGCATCGCTAAGCAGAGAGAGCGGCTGGACAAGTATATTGACCTGTGTGCAGACGGCATCATCACCAAACAGGAACTTATGGAACGTCGCAAAGGCTTAGACAACCAGATCGCAGATCTGCAATCCCAGTATGAGAGCGTAGAACAGGAGGATGAACGCAGTGGAGCACTGGACATGAAGCTGATCTCGCAGAAGCTGGATGAATGGCAGCGGGCATCAAAGAACGATGTTGATCGGGAGCTTATCAACAGCTGTGTGGCGCAGATTACGCCCTTGACAAATGAAGAATTTCGCTGGGCACTCGACTTTCAGATGTCAGAGGTACAGGCGAGAAACGCCGCAGCATATACGATGGATGGCTTTGTAGAGATGGCACGCTTTTCGATTTCCTTTGAGGAGGCAAAGGCTTTTAAGGCATCCCGAAATCAAGGAATCCGCAAAAATGAATGGCAGGATCTCACGGTGGTTGTGGGAATCTGGTCGAAAACTCAGAAGTAGGAGGCTGTGTCGGCTGTGCCGGTTGTGTCAGAGATTTTCAAAACAAGTTTTATTATATCCTTATATCTCCACCCATAAAACACCTGAAAGACACGAAAACAGAAGACTGATTCGCAAAAACACTGACACAGCGGACACACTTGGTACAAGTTAGGCGTATCTGAAGCAGATATAATGATATATTATACCCTTGGATAGAAAGACCAGTAAGCAATCACATCAGCTTACTGGTCTTTGATTTTTACAGAAAAACGGAGGAAAAATCAATGGCAGAAATCTTAGAAAAAGTATTGGTGGAGGTGATGAAAGCAGTCGGAAAAGGTGCTGCGAAAATCATTGTCTGGATGGCTCATCAGATCGAAAAGAAATAAGATAATCAAAAATTTTGGAGGTAAAGATTATGTCCGCAAATGTTGAAACCATGTTCTCTGTCCGTGAAACCCCTTGGCATGGACTTGGCCGTATCGTGATGGATGCCCCTGCAAGCCGTGAAGCCTTGGAACTGGCCGGTCTGGATTGGCAGGTCGAAAGCCGCAACATCTATTCCGGCACGGGTGCTATGATCCCCGGCTATCGGGCCAATGTCCGCAGCACCGATGATGCTGTTCTGGGTGTGGTATCCGACCGCTACCGCATTGTGCAGAACGAAGAAGCATTTCAGTTCACCGATGACCTGCTGGGTGAGGGCGTCACTTACGAAACTGCCGGTTCTTTGCAGGGCGGCAAAAAGGTCTGGATGCTGGCAAAGCTGCCGGAGAAGTACATCATCGCTGGTGACGAAGTGACACCGTATCTTGTGTTCTTCAACAGTCACGATGGCAGTTCTGGTGTAAAAGTCGCTATGACCCCGGTTCGTGTGGTCTGCCAGAACACCCTGAATCTGGCTCTGGGTACTGCAAAGCGCATCTGGACTGCCCGCCATACCGAAAATGTTCTGCTCCGGGTGCAGGATGCCCGTGAGACCTTACAGCTTGCCAACAGCTACATGGGGGAGCTGGGCAAAGGTATCCATGAGCTGACCACCATCAAGCTGTCTGACCGCAAGGTGCAGGAGTTCATCAATGAGTTCTTCCCTGTCACCGAAGATCTGACCGATGGCCAGCGGAAGAACAACCTGCGCTTGCAGGAAGATTTGAAAGCTCGCTATTATAACGCACCCAATCTGGAATGGGTTGGAAAGAATGGCTGGCGGTTTGTGAATGCAGTTTCGGATTTTGCCACCCATGCAGATCCCATCCGCAAGACCCGGAACTACAACGAAAATCTGTTTCTGCGCACCGCAGAGGGCAATCCGATGATCGACAAAGCCTACAAGATGGTGCTGGGTGCAGCATAAAGGAGGACTTATGAACGATGTAAGCAATCGGGCTGTTCGGGAATTTTCTGAGTTCCTTAACCGTATTGAAGTCAACTTTCCAAAGCCAACTTGTACCACAGCATATGAGATCACGCTGAAAAGCACGATCGTTAGTGCTTTGATTACGCTGGACACTGAGAACAAAATGGATGAACGTTTTTGGAACCATCTTCGGGTGCAGCGAAACATTCTGGATTTCCTGTATGCCCTGTGGCTGGACGATGACCGCACCTTGGTAGACGAGTTTTCCACAATTCTTAAAGACTTAGTGGAATACGATTTTGTTGCCGCAAACGAACACATGAAAGAGAGGTTGAATATTGCATGAAAAGGCTTATATCTACACGGAACTTGTCCAAAGAAGATTGGCTCCGTTACCGCAAATGCGGTATTACCGGCACCGATGCTGGTGCCATCCTTGGCCTGAATCCCTACCGCTCGGCATTTCAGGTGTACCACGATAAAATCAGCGATACCACTGAAAATATCGACAACGAGGCTATGCGGCAGGGCCGTGATTTGGAGGATTATGTGGCGCAGCGCTTCACCGAGGCCACCGGCCTGAAAGTACGCCGTGCAAATGCCATCTACCAGAGTGAGGAACATCCGCTGCTTCTGGCAGACTTTGACCGCCTGATCGTTGGACAGAAGGCCGGGCTGGAGTGCAAGACAGTCTCGCCGTTTTCTGCGGACAAATGGGCAGATGGCAAAATCCCGGCTCACTATCTGGCGCAGGTTGACCACTACTTAGCCGTCAGCGGTTTCGACTGCTGGTATGTGGCGGCTCTGATTTTCGGCAGAGAGCTGGTGATCCACAAAATCGTGACGGATAAGCAAGTGCTTTCTGATCTCATTGATGAGGAAGAACGTTTCTGGACGAACCATGTTGTGCCCCAGATTCCCCCTGCACCTAACGGTTGCGAGTGTGACACCCAGCAGATCAACCAGATGTATGAGGTGGATAACCGGGATAAGACCGCTGACCTGAGTGCTCTGCATGGACTTCTGGATAAGCGGCAGGAGCTTTCCGACCAAATCGAGCAGATGGAACAGGAGAAAACGGCCATCGAGCAGCAGGTCAAGCTGCAAATGCAGGATGCTGCCTATGGCACAGCACCGGGCTATAAGGTATCGTGGGTATCTTCCGAAAGCAAGCGTGTGGATTCCCAGCGTTTGAAGAAAGAACAGCCCGATATTTTCAATCGGTACAGCAAAAATGTAAGCAGCCGCAGATTCACCATCGTTCATGCGGCATAAAACTTTGTATATGGCGGCAGGGAGTGACTTCTCTGCCGCCTTTTTTCTTGGAGGGTTATTATGGCTACGGAAAATCCATTCGTAAAATTATTTGCTATCGACTTCAAAGATCATCTGGAAGTAAAGAAGTCCGGCAACACGGAACTGAAATATGTAAGCTGGGCGTATGCCTGGGCAGAGGTGAAAAAGCTGTATCCCGCTGCCAGCTATGAGGTCAAGAAATTCAACGGTCTGCCCTATGTTTATGACCCCATCACCGGCTTCATGGTGTACACCTCAGTCACGATTGAGGGCGTTTCGCACGAAATGTGGCTGCCTGTACTGGATGGCGCAAACAAAGCCATGAAAGCTGCGCCTTATACCTACACTACCCCGAAATGGGACTACAATCCGCAGACCCGCCGCCGTGAAAAGATCGGCATGGAAGAACGTACCGTAGAAGCAGCCTCTATGTTCGATGTGAATAAAGCTATTATGCGGTGCTTAGTGAAGAACCTTGCTATGTTTGGCCTTGGCCTGTACGTTTATTCCGGAGAGGATTTGCCGGAAGATGCTGCACCGCAGCCGGAGGCAGAACCGCAACAGCAGCCGAAGCCGAAATCCACCAGCCAAAAGCAGGAACAGCCGCCGATGCCCTGCATCTGCGCTCGTTGCAACCAGCCCATCAAGAGGGTCAAGCTGAAGGATGGCTCCATCATGCAGGCGGCAGAGTTTGCCGCCACTCATGAGGGAATGTGCGCTGACTGCTACAAAGCCACCAGATTGAACGTAGCATAAGGAGATTTTAAAGTGAAAGAAGCAAAGATCGAAGTTCTTGCTCTCCTGCCGATGGAACTGCCAAAGGAAATCGAACTGAACAACACCCTTGAAGCCATGCAGAACTTTGTAGGCGGGCTGATCGAATGCATTACCTTACGTGACACCGGTTCAGAGGTCACACTGGTCTGCAATGATGAAGGCAAGCTGCTCGGCCTGCCGCTCAATCGTCCGCTGTGGGATGGAGCCGATGTTCTTGCCGGGCCGGGATTTCTGGCCGGATGCGACAACGAAGGAAATATGACTTCTCTGCCGCAGAGCGCAATGGATTTCTACAAAGAGAAATTCAGAGCTTTTATCATTGAAATTTAAGGAGGAACGCCTTATGACCTTTAATGCAATGACCGAACGTTACGAAGAAATCACGGTTTGCGGAAAGCCTGCGCTGTTCACCAGCATCCGCATCAAGAGAGATACCATCCCGGACGGCCTGTACGCCTACGATGTCCGGCATGATGATGAGTGCCGGGGCATCCCTTGTGAGATTGCGCCCTTTGTGATGGTCAACCACTGGGGCACCATTATTCTTGCGGAACCGCTGGAACTGCCGGATGATGGGCGGCGATATATTGACGAGGACACCGACTGGAACTACGCTCCTTTGGATGGCGAGGACACCGCCAATCACAAACCGTGCACTACCATTTCTGATTTTATGACTGCCTATGCCCACTAAAACTGTATTAAAAATACCGTATATTCTGTTTTGTATTAAAACCAGCCATTTTCAGGCCATTTCAAGGTGCAAAACACAGTCTTAAAAATGTCGCTCGTTATCTTTGAGCCAGGAAGGAGACGCATGAACATCTATGGCTATTGCCGTATCTCTACGGCAAAGCAGAGCATTGACCGTCAGATCCGCAACATCAAGGCCGAGTACCCGACTGCCCATATCGTGCAGGAAGCCTACACCGGCACATCCATCTTTCGCCCGGAATGGCTGAAGCTCTATCGGATTCTGAAATCTGGGGATACGGTGGTATTCGATTCAGTATCCCGGATGTCCAGAAATGCAGAAGAAGGTTTTGCTCTGTACGAAGACCTTTACCACAAAGGCATCCGGCTGGTGTTTTTGAAAGAGCACCACATCGACACCGAAACCTACAAAAAGGCTTTGTCCGGCAGCATTGCCATGACAGGGACAAATGTGGACTTCATCTTGAAGGGCATCAACGAGTATCTGATGGCCTTGGCAAAGGAGCAGATCAAACTGGTCTTTGAGCAGTCCGAAAAAGAAGTTGCCGATCTGCACCAGCGCACCCGTGAGGGCCTTTTGACCGCCCGGCTGAACGGCAAGCAGGTTGGTCGCAAAAAGGGTGTCGGCTTTGAAACAAAGAAAGCCAGAGAAGCCAAACAGATCATCCGTACCCATTGCAAGACCTTTGGCGGCACACTTGACGATGCCGAGTGCATGAAGCTCACAGGTCTTGCCCGGAATACCTATTATAAGTATAAGCGTCAGATTCGAGCTGAACTGATGGCTGAACAGGATTTGCCGAAAGGAGCAAGTATCTTTTATGAACCGCCAAAATCATTCTGAGCCGGAGAACAGGCTTACTTTGGAGGAACAGCAGGAGTTTTTAGAACTTCTGGCCCGTCTGTCCCCTGAACAGCGTGAAGCACTGAAAGAAGTGCTCAAGTCCTTTACCTAAAAATAATCCGGGGCAGCCCCTAAAAGCCGTCCCGGATTATTTTTTAGGCAAATTGTAGCTCGTTTAAGTGTCGTAACGCCAAACGTCCATATTCTTCAATAGTTTTAATGTGACACTCTTCAGCAAAGGTGCGTTGGTGTACTGCATCAGCAATTGTATACGACACAATCACTATCCCTGTGCCAATAGATACGATAATACCTGCGGGGCCTCCCCACATTCCCTGTGCAGCAATCGAGATCGCCAAAAGAGACAGTGAAAAGAGTGCCTGTTTACCGACTTGAATGGCCGCAGACTTCAAACATTCTCCACGGTAAATAAGCTTTACAAATTGTACCGTAGAGAATACGGCAACGGTAATGGCTCCAACCGTTCCCATTGTGCACATTTTGGAAATATTAGCTGTAATTTCAAGACCAGCGTTAGACAGGACACCTTCAATAGCATTTGTTGCTACTTGACCAATAGTTCTTCCGATACCGTAGCCAACAACAGACTGCACTCCTGATGCTACGCCAGATTTCCCACCATTAACAAACGCATATTTTACCGAATCAGGTGTGATACCCGATTGCGCCAAAGATACTGCAAAACCAATGGTAAATCCAATTCCTGCACCAATCGCAACAGCACTTGCAAGGCCCTGAATTTCATTTTTACGGATTGCATTCTTTACCTTGCCTTTGATGCCGGTATCTTCCATGACTTTATCCATTGCCTCATTATCAACATAGGCATTTCCGTTTTCATCCTTCTTTATGGTTTTGGATAGGTCATCATTCTGTTTTTTGGTCATAGGAGTTGATTCCGTTCCATCCTTACCGTGGATTCGGTCATCAATCAGATCACGAGTCTTTTCCTGCTGCGTAGCAGCATTCTCTCGACCTTTAGCCCTGTTTTCTTGTGCTTTTTTAGCCAGTTCAGCTTTCGCATCATCAACCTGATCACTTGGAACAATTCGGTGTTGATCTCCATATCCCGGATCGGATTGTCTCATGGCACTAGATTTTGCGTCTTTATAAAACTTCAAACTGGCTTGTTCATCACCATACTGAATATCAGGGGATGAAAGGCCATTTTCTTCTGGAACAGTTGCCCTTGGAGCATCAGACCTTTTAATTGTAGCATCAAGATTATAACTATCAGCCACAAAGTTTTCTGCCATATAGCCTCCTCGTGAGGCGACAGTGTTATTTGCATACTGCATTCCACGGCGTGACACATTCGCAACTAAATCGGAAAAAGCCTGATTTACGTCATGGGTATAAGTAACAGTCGAATACGTCATGCCTCCCATGGCCGGAGAAATCATTCCAGCAATCGGCAGTGAATCTGCCTTTCGTTGACGTGGCTCAGCAATGTTCTGATAAAAACTCAAACTTTTATTGTTTTTTATCGCTGTCAGCATAAGGTTCACCCCTGCTTTCGCTCACACTCAATCGAATACTTCGTCAGTTCCAACTTTCCGTTATCATCCAGTTTGTTAAAAATGTAGGAGTAGACATGATTATAGAAAATCAGGGTTTCATTAAATAACCGTCCTGCATCATATGCAAACAGCGTCGTGGAAACAAGGCCCAAAAGCTGGCTCTTATCTTTATACCGCGATTCATTATTCTTGAAACTTGTAAAAGCAGAGTTGTATGCATTAACAGCCTTTTTGTTGTAGTCGATATTATCTTTGTACTCCAACTGGCGCATCTTGGCACTGATGGTATCAGTGCAGCTCTTGTTCAACTGGTCATAATGTGTTTTCTGCTCTGACGTTAAGTTATCATGGTCAATTTCAGCATCCACAGCACTAATTTCCTGCAAGAGCTTGTCAAACTCTGCATGGGTCTTGGCATTTTCCAACTTCTGCTTTATGGTATAGAGCTTTTTGATTTGCGTGGTGTTGGTGGCCTCGATTGCTCTTTTCTGTTTTTCGTATTCTTCCTGTTCGAGCTGTGCAATGTCCGTAACTACTGCACCAAGTCGATTATGGTACACATGAATGTTGTTGATGATGTCATCCGTAAGATCTGCATTTTCTTCATAAAAAGAGAGAACAAGATTTGCTTGGTCTGCAAAACTCTTACGTTCATCGGTACGAGGCAATTTTTCAGCCAGCATCAGCAGGAAATCCAAATAGGCATTTACGCACTCCGAGTCTCCCGGAGCTTTATTCACCATGTTGCGTCCAATCAGCAATGCTTCCTGAATTTTACCAGCATCCTTGTATTCATTGAACATCGGATTCATAGCAATTTCCTTTCATTCCAAATCCCAGTTGTAGAGGTCACGAAACCATTTCCTTACAATGGGATATGCTCGAAAAAATTCTGAATACCTTTCGCCGCAGTAAGCGAAGTTTCAATTTGCTCAATATCATAACTATCGACAGTTGTCTGCAACCGTTCCACATAAGCAGTCCACGCCTGATCGAGTTGCTCGGCTGCTTGGTCAAATGCAGTTTCCGTCTGCGCCCAATATTCATTGATGGCTTTTCTGTACTGGTCAGTAACACCTTTTTCTTCATAAGCATTCACCAGCTTTTTAGCGACACTCTTTTCCCAGCCGCCGCCAAAAAGTTTCATAATGCCCAGTCCGGCACTAATCAGCGCACCTGCCACAATACCAATCGGGCCAAGGAAATTGGCAAACAGCGCAATCTGACCACCTATGCCAAAGAGGAAAGCCCAGCTTCCAAAAGCAAATGCTGCATCAGCAGCTAGAAAAGCTCCCAGTCCTCCGATAATTCCGATTTTAGCAAGTGAAGATGCAAACGCATAACCAGCATCAAAGTCTGCATTAAGATTTGCTTCTTGAAACGAAGCCTGAACACCCTCCTGATAATCGCTCACATATTCTTTGACTTTCACAGACAACTGTTCCGATCTCTCTTTCAGCAAATCGGAACATTTACTTTGCATTTCATCCTGCAACTGGCTTGCAAATTGCTGAATGTCCTCTTTTTTATTTTTGATACCCTTGGATTTGATTCTTCGTGTAATCTCATCAACGGTCAGCACCGATGTGCAATACTTTGTGCATTCATTCAGAGATTCCCCGTTGAGAGAATGAATCAAATCTTTGATTTCACGCTTTTTGTTATCGTTCTCAGCAGTTCGTTCCAAA